AACAGATATGGATGTGCCTTCTTGCAAATAAAACGCAGTGCTTTTATCTACCACTACAACAGCAGAATTTCCAGGAACAGGAACTTGAAAAATAATGGGGTACGCTGTACCACCAGAAGGCGCAGACCCTTGGGCAACAGCCCCGTTCGTATAAATAGAAACAGTAGCATTAGCGGTAGTGCCGGTTACGTTTGCAGCCACCACGTTGTCTATTTTGTTAACTACGCCAGATGATGCTGCATTGGGCAATAAAACAACAGCAGTAGTTCCGCTAGGCGTGTAGTAGGTCGTATTGCCGTAAATTGAAGTTACGTTTACTATGTTTGGGTTTGCCATAATTAGTATCCAAAGATCATTGCCATTGCAATACTTTTGCCTGTTGTAATGCCCGTAGCCGCTGCCCAGGTTGCCGTGGTGCCGTTGGATGTCAAAACATAAGTGTTTGCGCCAATAGCCAAGCGGGTTGCGCTGTTTGCGCCATCGCCAATAATTAGATCGCCCGCAGTTGTAATAGGCGACAAAGCATTAAAGGCCGCGCTGGCTGTCGTTTGGCCTGTGCCACCATTAGCAATCGGAAGCGCCGTTCCCGAATAGGTAATTGCCAAGGTGCCCGAAGTAGTAATCGGCGACCCAGCAATAGACAAAAACGCTGGAACAGTTGCAGCAACCGAAGTAACCGTTCCGCTACCACCACCGCCGCCTGACGAATTAATTGTCTGGTTGGGCCAAGTACCTGTAATTGTTACGTTGGTGCCTGCCACAAGGGCCGGAGTGGCGGTGCCCGTGCCGCCGTTAGCAACATCCAAAAGTCCAGAAAACGAATGATTGGCATTCCACGCCGCAGCGCCTTCAGTGGTAAAACTACCGTCCGCTGCTGTGCTGTGGTTAATGGATAGCGTCATGCTAAGAAGCGCAGTTTATAGAGCGTGGTCAGGTACAACTCAACAATGTTGTCGATCAATTGTTGAATTGACGAGTCATCTTTGTCGCAGACTTCGTAACGGCCTTTTTCAATCTCATCAAGCTGGGCCTGCAAGAACTCAATAATGTTTGTGGTCTTCTTGGCCGCTGGGATGGCGATAGGGCCAATCAATCCATGACGGCCTTGGTAGGCTTCAGCAAAAGCGTCAGCCACATCAATTACGCTGTCGTAAAACGTCTGTAAGGCAACGTGCTTGGAGTAGCTGCGGGTGTTAAGGTGTACTGAATGAGCCACATTGCGGCCTAAGAACAGTAGCCCCATTAATTGTGCGGCGGTCATTGTGGCTGCTCCATCGGTAGCATAGGCTGTGGCATTTCAGGCATACCCTCCATACCTACGTCCATCTGCTGCTCTGGCATTTCAGGAATACCGCCAATTTGACCATTAGACTCCATTGCAGCGGCCACTACACCCATAGCAATGTCTTGAATCTGTTGCTCGTTCATGCCCGCTTGCGTAGCAGTGATGCGCTGTGTCTCAGCTTGGTAAGCCTTAATCTCAGCCTCGTAATCCTTGCGGCGTTGCTCTTGCATCTCAATGGACTTGCCCACGTTTTGGATCATCTGGTGCATCTGCTCCATTTCCTGACCCATAGCCTGCATCTGCTGCTGTGCGGCTTGCAATTCTGGGTTTTCGTCGGCGTCGCTCATTAACTTGGGGTCAATAGTCTTGGCAAAACGCTTTGCCATCTCTTGGGCGCCAGGCCAATCCATGTTCTTGACAAACAGGTCACCGGCCACTTGCCATAGCTGCGGGTTACCCTGCAACAGTTGACCCATAGCCTCCAGCGCCTCTTGGCGCTTGGTTGCGTAGCCTGGGCCGGTGGTAGCCACCACATCGTACTTGCCCACGCCAGGGTTGTAAATCTTGTCAATCACAATGCCGTTTTGATCCACGATCTTCTTGACCGGCTCGGCCTGCATTGGGTCAATCTTGACCATGCTAGTTTCGCCGTCCTCACCAATGATGCGGGCGATGCGCTGTGTGTCGTAGATTTTGGGGATCAGGTCAATCAGTTGGCGGGTCAGATACCGCACACCACGGGCCAAGTTGTCGCCAAAGTGGTACGTCCCAACATCACCCTCGCGCTGACGCGCAAGAATCGCCCTTCCCGAGCGTTCGTTGGATGTCATGCCCAAAGAAGCGTTATATTGGCCGGTGGACGCTTTAATGTCCTCAGAAGCGCCTGCTTTGGCTTGCAACAGCCCGCTGGAAGCCATTGGCGGCTGCGCCCGCTGGGGTAGTGGTAGCGTAGCGCCTGCGCCGTCTGTAACGTCTGGATTTACTTCCAAATACGGCCAATTGGTCGTGTTAGCGGTCTTCCATTGATTCTCATAGCCCTCAAACTGACCGCCGTAGCCGATAAATGGTGCTTTGGGTGCCAAAGCCAGCATCTCTGCCTCTTGGGATACCCAATAGTTGTACATCCGCTGGGCATCTTTGGCGTTTCGCACCAAGCCGGACACATACAGGCGCCCGTCAACCTCAAATTCGTTGCCCACAATACGGACAATCGGGATGTATTTGCCTGCCCACTCGCGCTCTTCCAAGATTTCGTAACCGTTTATCTTGCAATACTTGATGCGTGGCCGGTCAGACTGCCTAGACTTCTTGGGCTTGCCATACATGGCCCGCAATTGCTTGTCTTCAGGCGTTCCCTCAAAGGCGGTGGCGTTGCCAGGGTACAAATTAAGCGTTGCCTTATCGTAATCGACGTAGTAGTAGTCCGCAACGCGAATGGTGTCCTCATTGAGCCACTGAGACAAGTTTTGATCGCCCACACCCAGCGTTTGCAGGGTGGTAATGGGCGCGGAGTCAGGGTACATCCGCTGGTAATCGTCTTTGCGGATGTCCTCGGTCACAAAACAATACTTGGCGTCGGCGCCGCAAGGGTCTTGGATTGCCGGGTCCATGTAAACCGAAAACGAATTGCGAATCCGGCCAATTTTGATGTCTTGGTCAAAAGTATTGTCGTCGCAATACTCGGTCAGGATTCGGAAGTAGCCTTCTCCGTAGGAGACTTGGTTTTCGCAGGCGGTGTCGTAAGCGACATCTGCATCCGAGATGTATTCAATATGCCTGACCATGCCGTTGAAGACTTGGGCAACGTCAACGTCGGCCTTGTCGTCGGCTGGAATAACTTTGCCTGTTGGGCGGTTTTGTCGTTGGTCATTAGTTACTTGCCGAACGTGCTGCGGCAGTTTGTTAATCGTAAGGCACGGGCGGGCGTTGATTGTCTGCCCCTGCACCGCGCCGCGAGTCGCCAGCACATCAGCAGGCCACTGCCAGTGATTGTCAGGGCTTCCAGCGTAGAACTTCAGGTCGTCAATCTCATCTTCGCGGGACTCAGACAGCGCTGATATTGCCATGTCCAAGCGGCTGCGGGCGGTTGCTAGTATGTTGGAGTCGTCGTCCTTCTTACCGCCACCGTTAGCGACATTTCCTACCGCCACCATGCCGGTGTAATCAGCCATTATTTCTTACCTTTTGGGGCTGGGGCGCTGCGCTTAACGGCGTAAGCAATTGCTACGGCTTGCTTGACCGGCTTGCCGGCGGCAACTTCGGCCTTCACGTTCTTACGAAAAGCCTCGGGTGTTTTGGATTTAACTAAAGGCATTATTTCTTCTTCGCCGTTTTAGCCGAATCTTTAAAGTCTTTGGCCGAAGGCGCTGCCTTTGTGCCAGGCTTGTTCATCTTCTCTTTGCTGCCAGCAGCAATACGCGCTTGCTTGGCGTGAATGTTTGCGTAGAGGCCAGGTTTTGTTGCCATAATTTAGCATTTCCATCGTTTAAGGGCTGCTTTAGCGCGTTCGCCATCTTTGGCGTTGGCCGCTACTGCGCCCATTCTTGCACAAAATGAATCCTTGCGGCCCTGATCTGCCTTGGTCTTGGGATTTGGGGCTGGCGCTTTAAGATTGGAGCCGGTTGCCGCGTTGTACTTCTCGCGCCCCTTGGCCGTCAAACCAGCGCCTTGAGATGTGGGCAGCTTCTCGCCTCGTCCAACAGATAAAGATACTTTTTTCATGAACCCATCCATGAAGTGTTTGAACTGCTGCCCTGCGAATTAATCCTGCGGGACGGCTCAGTATACTCGCGGTGAGCAACAGGAAAAGCAAACGTCACGCACAGCGCGTCAGCGGCGTCCGGCGATGCTAACCCTCTTGCTCTCATCTCTTTTTTCCCCTCTAGGAAAATAGTACCCGAAGAATCCGGTTTCTTAGCCGGCCCAGTTAAATCTGCCCTCAACTGCCTGTCAGTAGGAATACTAGCAGATTTTAACCAGTTCCTCATATCATTCCACATTTCAGCGCGTTTATTGCCAAACGCAATCGGGTGCTTGGCCTTATTCCCAAAGTTAATCCCTCGAACTTTATACCGCTGCTCGGTCAGCCGGTCAAGTATCCCGTACCCCAGCCCTCCCTCATCAATCACCGTCAAGGTCGGCTTGTATTCCTCAATGGCCTCAATTACCCTGCCCACTATGGTCATAGTATCTTCGCCCTGGTAACGCTTGATGGCCACCAGGTCGCGCCCCTGCCTCACAACAATCACAGTCGCATCGGCGCCGCCCCTAGCTGGGTCAACCCCCACAATAATGGGAGCTGTCATATCCTTGTACTTAGGCCTCTTCATGGCATCATCAACCAACGTCGGCCCAATGAACTGATCTTCCCCAGCCGAGGGAAACTCTCCGTAAACCTCAATCTTGGCCTGGCTGGAGTTCTCGCCATACTCAGCAATAATTTGCTCGTACACCGCCTTATCGGTATCCTCCACCGTCCTAGCGTCCACTACCCGCGACTTCCAAAACGCTCTCTTGGCGTTAAAGCACTCAAAAAAATACCCGCTGTTGCGCCGCGGATTGGAGAACGCAAACCAGTACCTGTCCGGCGTGTTCTCGGTAAAGAATCCTGCGCCCACATCCCAGATCGCATCTGGTATGCCGCTACTCTCGTCAAAGATCAGCATCATGCCGTCTTGGTTATGCACACCAGCGTAACTGTCAGGATTCTCCTCCGACCACAGCTTGCCCTCGCAGGCCCAGTACCTGGTGCCCTTCTTCAAGTCCTTCTCAACAATGTCAGTCAACCACTTGGCAGGCACCAGCTTGGTCGCGCTTATCTCCCACCAGTGCGAGTTAATCAACATCGCTGACCACTTAGTCAACTCGGCCCAGGTCACCGACCTCAACTGATTCTCGCTGTTCGCGCTAACCACCACCGAGCCGCCAATGCGGGTGGTCAGCATCCAAAGAACCAGCCAACTGACAAGCGCTGACTTGCCAATACCTCGTCCGCTGGATACTGCCTCCCTAATAGTGTCAAAGTTAACCTTGCCCTGCTGCGCCTTAATGTGCTCAGTCACATCTCTAAGCACCTCCCGCTGCCACTTCCTCGGGCCTGTAAACCGCGCCAACGGCGTGTTCTTCACGCCCCAAGGAAAAGCATACATCACAAACGCTTCCAAGTCATCCGCAACAGCCGGTGACCATAACTCGGTCATCAGCTTCTGTTCCTCTTCACCTCGGTAGATGGGCAGTTGCATAGTGGTTTCTTGGTTAAGGTTTTAAAAAAAATAAAAATTGTTCGTGGACGTGCCGTTTCCGTGGCCATTTGCCGCCGGCCCTACCCGGGGGGGGTCGGGCGCGGCAGGGCCAGCGGACAAGGCCGGTGGGTAGGGTTATCCACAGGTATTGCACAGGCCTAACAACTTAACATAATGCCTGTCGTATAAAGTAGAGCAGAATCAGACAGGGTTATCAACAGGACGCGGGGTGACATCGGTTACGTTGTCCAGCGTCAGCACCCGTGCCTTGGCTGCCTCAAGCGCGTCGATCACGCTGATGCGCTCGTCCCTCACCGTCATGTCAATGCGGTCACCGTAAGTGCGCGGCTTCAGCTTGGACGCGATCCACTTACGCGCATCCACTTGCATACGCTTCTGCTGCACCCAGGCACTAGCCATAGCGCCCTCTAAGCCCTCTGGCATAGGCTCGTCCGACAGTTGCAGTATCTCGTCAGCCAGCCGGTCTGCGCGGTCTTGTACGGCCTTCTCGTAGGCCGCGGCTATCTTGGCATCTTGCGCCACCATTGCATGAAAGCTGACCCACGTTGGCATATCGTCCTGGCGCAGCACCGTCGATAGCGCCTTGCCGCTGGACACCTGGCCCACGATCTCAAGCCAAACTGGATGCTCCGGTGGCCATTTCGCTGGTCTGCCCATGATTGCACCGTTTTTTGTCGTCTTTTCAGCCAAAGTCTTCATCATTACCCTCATGCGTGTGCGTAATCGTTAAAAATCTATGCAAAAAGCGCATAACCTTACCTATCCCCACTTACCGCACAAACGCTTTAGTGTCGAACAGCTTGGGCAGTTTGCTTGGTGTCGTCATATCCAGATCGTTTTCCATATCCTCAAACCCGCTAGGCCCACCGACCTTAACCAGTTTGCTGTCAGGCCATTGTCGCTTGATCTCGCTGATTTTGCCATCTGCCTGGCGTGCCATGATTATCGCAATCTCTGCTGCCGTCCAGACTTCCCTGTCCGTGGAGCATGGCCACTGCTGGCAGTAAAGCCGTTTAGAGGCCTCATCTGGCACGATAACGAAAACAGTACCATCTGCCTGCTGGTGCTCAATCTGTCGCAGATTAGGCAGTTCTGATACGTTGTTGGCACCAGCCCAAGCCTCCATCGCATCGTAAGCCTTGCACATACCCCTGACCGCCTTGTCCAGCTTTTCATCGTTGCGTTCTTCTTGGGCCTGCCAAACCCGCTCCAGTTGCAGCCACACCTTTTCCCGCAGCTCGGTATCCACCAACCAAACCAGCCTATCAATACCCCACTTCGCATCATGGGTATTCTTTCGGTTTGCCAGCTCCACCATGACAGCGTTTTTAAACACCTCAAACTTATCCGCTGGATATGCTGGCATGGTCGGCTGAGTAATCGCCAAAGATTTAAGTTTTTTAGTCACCACTTGGCACCGCCTTTTCGGGCATTTGGAAATGGGACAAATGGGAGCGTATATAAAGAATACGCTCTCCCATTTGTCCCATTCTCGCCAAATTGATGCTTATTGACCATTTTGTCCATTTGTCCATCCATTTGTCTTCCATTTGTCCTCCATTTGTCCCATTTGTCCATTTGTACCATTTTGACGTTTTTCCTCTCAATCGTCCATTTGTCCCGTCCATTTGTCCCATTTGTCCCATTGCCAATTACGTAAGCAATAAAACGCCCTAAAAGTCGCTATCATTTTGGTCACCATCGCTCCAAATCACCCAAACAAACGGATCAAAAACCTCCACCCTTTTGGCGTTCTGAAGGCTCTGCACGCACCTTGTAAAGCGC